GGGCGTGCTGTTTTTTTATGAAACCGCACAAAAAGACCTTGTTAACAACCCCAGCGCTGGCAATGTGCAAGAATGCTGGAGCAAATCGGGGTCGAAAAACTAATTCCCTACGCAAACAACGCTAGGAAACATTCAGAGCAACAGGTCGCTCAAATAGCAGAAAGCATTCGCGAGTTCGGGTTTAACAACCCGGTTTTGATAGACAAAGAAAGCGGGATCATTGCGGGACACGGGCGAGTGCTCGCCGCAAAAAAACTGGGGCTTGAATCTGTGCCATGCTTGCGGCTGGGACATTTGACAGATGCGCAAAAGCGGGCGTACATAATTGCGGACAATAAAATCGCTCTAAATTCAGAGTGGAGCGTCGAAATTCTCAAAAGCGAATTGCTTGCAATCACAAAGGATGGGGTGGAGCTAGAATCGGTCGGGTTTAGCTTGTTGGAGTACGAGGAGCTGCTCGACCTGGAAAAGGAAGAGGAGAAGCTCAACGAAGAGGTCCTTCATGAACAATCGGTGCAACTCACCCCGGAAAAAGAGTACGTTTTGATTTTCGCGAAGGACGAAACGCAGTGGGATGAAATGGTGCAGTTTTTTGAACTGAAAAAAGTCCGGCGGGGCGGCTACAAAAAAGGGTCGGCTTTTGATGCGGTTGGAACGGAACGGGTGCTCAGCTTTGAAAGGGTAAAAAATGCTGCTAGCAATTCCAAGTAAGGGGCGGGCGGGAAACACCCCTAGCACTGGGGTGCTGAAATCGGCGACGCTGTTTGTTCCGGAGTCTGAAATGCATCAGTACCGAGGGACGCACGAAAAGATTGTGGGCGTGCCAAACGATGTGAAGGGAATTACAGCAACTCGCAACTGGATTCTTAAAAGCCAAGATTCAAAGTGGGTTGTCTTTGTCGATGACGACGTAAAAATGCAGGGCTGGGTAAAGCTCTACAAAGAAAAGTGCAAACACTTTAAGCTGACAGAATCGGAATGGCTGAAAACATTCGAGCGGCTGTTTGATGTAACCGAGCAAATGGATTTCAAAATCTGGGGCGTGGCAACATCCTCGGAACCACGCGCGGTTTACCCATACAAACCAATTTTGACACGCTCTTATGTGACAGCATCCTGTATGGGGATTGTGAATGATGGGACTTACTATTTCGATGAAACTTTCACAGTAAAGGAAGATTACGAAATTTGCCTGCGACACATTAAGGACAGGGGCGGCATTCTTTGCGCACGAAATGTGTATTGGGAAAACTCACACTGGAAAGACGACGGCGGGTGCAAAAACTATCGAACGCAAAAAATGGAAGCAGAGTGCATTCGCAAGCTGATCAAACTTTACCCGGGATTCATTAGGGAGGTGAAGCGAGGGGGCTCAGAGTTCTCAATCCAGTTGAATTTCTAGAATGAGTCTTACCGAACAGGTTTCAAAAGCTCAGGTACAAAACATCCTGGCGAAGCTCAAAGCAGGCAAAACCATCAGCCGTGCTGAACAGGCGATGGTGGCCGCTTATGAGGCAGGCACGTTACCGGACCTGACATTGGAGGTGGTTGCTGCACACTTTGGGATTAGTCGACCCGGCGCGCTGCGGTGGAAGCGCGCAATGGCAAAGGCTGGGCTGCCGTGGACGACGATTGAGGGGATTCAAAAGTGGCGCGACTCCAAAGCCCAGCAGGCAACGCCGAGCGATATCAACGGCGTCAAAAAGCAGAAGCTCGAACGCGAGGTGCGGCGGTTGGACATCAAAATTGCTGAGGACGAACGGCGGTTGGTGCCGGTGGAACAAGTGGTGGAAGAAACGATTCGCGTGGTGGCAACGTGGTGCGCGGAGCTTGACGCGCTGGTGAACGACCTGCCGGGACAACTCGCCGGGCTGACTGAAACCGAAATCCAACCGAAGCTCCGCAGCCGACTGGAACTTTTAAAACTTAATGCACGCGCCAGCTTCGAGCATAACGCAGCATCGGCTTAACGCAGCGGCGAGGGCCGTCCGGCTGGCTTACACCGGTGACCCGCTGGACTGGCTCGAACAGCACGTCCGCTTCCCGCACTCATCCCGCTCCACGCATTTCGACCGGCACACAGCGCCGTGGTGGAACGCGGTGTTCCACGACTTCGTGGATCCGGCGTGCCGGCAGACCTTCGTTCAAGCGTGCACGGGCGCCGGGAAATCAACCGCGCTGGAGGCGCTCGTGTGCTGGGCAGTGGCTCAACAGCCTGGGCCGATGCTTTCCATCACGCAGACCGATGCGACCTCTGCGGAATGGATGGAGACACGGCTGAAGCCGGTGCTCGGGGCGTGCGAACCACTGCGGGGGCTCATGCCAAGCAACCGGCACCACGTCAAAAAAGACGGGATTTACTTTCCGCACATGCCGCTGATGCTTGGCGGGGCGAACACCAGCAACGCGCAGGAAAAGTCCGTGCAGGTGCTTTTTTTGGATGAGTGTTGGCAATACTCGGATTTGATAACCCAGTTTAAAAAGCGGTTGCACGACCGATGGAACGGTTACGCGCTGCTAACAAGCCAGAGTTTTGAGGAACCTCACCAGCTGACCGAGGAGTGGCGTTCGGGCGAAGAGTTTCAGTGGTGCCATCGGTGCCCAGGGTGCGACGAGTGGGTCAAACCGGCGTGGGTTGACATCAAATATGACGAGTGCAAGGGCGAGACGGGCGAATGGAACTGGGGTGCACTTGTCAAAACCGTCCGGCATGAGTGCCCGCACTGCGGCCACGTGACGCCAGACACCACCGCGGCGCGTCGCGGGTTGACCCAGCGCAGCGAATGGCGCAGCGAAGGCAATGACCACGTGGAGGGCTACCGCTCCCGGCGGGTGTCGGCACAGTCGGTCTACTGGATCCGGTGGGCGGACCTCGTGATTCAATGGTGCCAAGCGTCCGACGCTCGACACCTCGGGGTTTTGCAGCCGACCAAGGACTTTCGCATGCAGCGCTTGGCAGAGCCATGGAAACTTGAGGAGGAACTCCCGGCGCTCGAGCTTGAAGCCAGCGAGTACTGGGTGAACGAGTGGCAGGACGGGCGCCCAATGCCCGACGAGGCCGCCCGGGTGTTTACCGTGGACTGCCAGCAAGACCACTACTGGGGCGTGGTGCGCGTCTGGCTGAAAAACGGGCACTCTCGCCTACTCTGGGCGGGCAAGATTCTAACGGTGGAGCAAATTCGGGAAATCCAAACGCGGCTGAAAGTACCCGACAAGCGAACGCTGCTGGACGCTGGCAACTCGTTTCACGGGCGAGTTTATGATACCTGCGCTAAGTTTGGGTGGACTGCACTCGTGGGACGCGCTGAAGACAGTTTCACGGTTCGCGGGCCTGACGGCAAACCGATCCGCCGCTACTACTCCGCCCCGGATCGGGTGGTGGCCCCAACCACTCGCGACGCTGCCGGAAAACGGGCGTTTGTGACTTTCTTTTACTGGGCGTCGGATCCCGTCAAAGACATTCTCGCCAACCTGCGCAACACGGGTTCGCCGGTGTGGGAGTTTCCCCAGGATGCCCCGCCGGAGTACGTGCGGCACCTCAACTCCGAGCGCAAGCGGGCAACGGTCGACAAGCGGACCAAAAAAACGCGGCTACGGTGGACGGCAACAGGGCGCCCGAACCACCTTTGGGACGCTGAAGCCATGAACGTGTTGACGGCGCAAATTCTGGGAATCCTGCCGGACATGATTTCATCCGCACCCGAGGTTGACGAACCGGCGCCCGCGGAGTAGCGTGGCGGCTCAACCATCAACAGAGTACGATGGTGCGGTGAGTGGATTACCGGCCCCGGCTCCCGAGTGGGATGTCCGGGGTTTCCCTTGTCCCAAAGCCGTCAAGTAGATGGCTCCCGATCAAAAGCTCCTCCTGCAAGTTTTCCTCACTCGGGACGTCGCCGAGTTGCGCGCCATCGTGGCCCAGAAATTTGATTTGGTCAGCTCGGGCAAGAGTTCGCTGGTTTCCAGCTCGATTGACGGGGCGGCGTTTCAGTTCAACGTGGGGGGGACGCTTTCGCCGCTCGACGTGATGATGCTCGCTCAGATGGCTCTCAATTACAAAGCCGCGGGCATCAATACCCCGCTGCGGCGCACGCAGGCTTACTTCGTATGAGTTTTCTCGACCGACTGAAAAAACTGGCGGGCTTTGGAACACCAAAACCACAGGCCGCTTGGGACGCGTACCGCCGCCAGCGCCTCGTGGAGGGGGGAGTCTGGGGGGAACCGTGGTGGAGGAATCACACGCAAAGCATCAGCCGCGAGTTGACCGTGGGCGAATGGCGCACGGTGAACAGTGCGGCGAGAAAACTTTACTGGAACAACGGGCTCGTCAACGCCGCGATCGACCAGAAATCCATGCTGTCCGTAGGGATGGCAATGCGACCGATCTTTGTTGGCGCCGACAAGGAATGGGGAAAAAAAGCCGAGGCAGTGCTCCTCGACTGGTTTCAGATTGCGTACATCGACGGCAAAAGCTGGTGGGAGGGGCTGCGGCTCGAGTCAACCGCCATCGACCGCGAAGGCGACCTGCTAACGATCCTGACCACGGCGCAAACCGGCTACCCGCAGTTACAGCAAGTGCCGTGGCACCAGATTGGATCCCGGGGGGATGATGGCATTTTGACCGAGGGACGCTACCGCGGGCTTCGGATTTACAACGGCGTCATTCTTTCCAAGACCAACCGTGCGGTGGCCTACCGCGTGCTCGGTGAAAACCAAGACGGCAGCGAGGACAGGGACATCCCGGTGCAATCGTGCATGCTGACCATGGATCCGCGCGAAGTGGATCAGGTCCGCGGGATTTCGGCATTTGCTCCCGCAATCCGCGACCTCATTTCACTCAAGGACCTCGGCGACGACATTCAGTCCGCGTCCCGCATGGCTGCCAAAATTGGGCTGCTGGTGACGAACCAGCAAGGCATGGCGGACCCGTCTGACGCGTACCAAGCAATCAGCGAAACCGCGATCCCGCAATGCCCCCCTGGGCTGCGCATCACGCCGATGGCTGGCGGCAGGATTGAGTACCTGACGGCGGGCGCCGGTGAAAGCATCAACCAGATCGACGCCAAAATCCCGACCGAGGCACAGGACCGGCTACAGGAACGCCTGATTCGCAACGCGCTGCTTGCCGCTCAATGGCCGCCGGAGTTTGGATGGGACATGAGCAAGCTAGGCGGGGCTTCCGCCCGCATTGTGCTGGAACAGGTGAACCGCATCACGTCCGAGCGGCACGCCTATCTGGCGGCATTCTGCAAACGCCGGTGTGCCTACGCCGTGGCGAAGTTCGTGGAGATGGGGATCCTGCCGCAGTACACCGGCGAGGACCGCGACCGCGGCGGCGCGTACCAGTTCCGATTCACCGAACCCGCGCGGTTGACCGCAGACAGTGGGTACGCCAGCCGCGACGCCATTGAAGCCTACCGCGCCGGGATGCGCAGCATGACTGACATTCTGGCATCCGGATCCAAAACCCTTGAGGAACACCTCGACGAAGTGGAGCGCGAGGAACTGGAAATCAAGAAGCGCGTGGAGCGCTCAGGGCTCACGCGCGACGTGTTTGGACTGCTCACACCGAACGGCACCCCCGTCACATCCGTACCGACCGAATGAAATTTCAACGCATCATCGAGCAAGTTTTCTACCGCCCTTGGCTCATTACCCCCGGGGGCTACGCTGCCGTGCGGCAACTGGTGGAAGGGCGAATTGTCCGCGCGAACGGCGATGACTACGAAATGCCGATGGGAATGAAGTCTCAGCGCGAACCGATGGAGATCGACGGGCAGGGAATTGCTCACATCTGCATCGAGGGGACGCTGGCAAAAGGCATTTCTGCCATCGAAGCCTGCTGCGGCGCGTGGGATTACGAATGGGTGACCGAGGACCTTGAGGACGCCATCGAGGCCAACGTCCGCGGCATTTTGCTGGAGATCAACAGCCCTGGCGGCAACTGCACCGGCTGCTCGGAAGTGGTCGACCTCATTCAATCGCTGCAAGTGCCGATCGTGGCTTACTCTGATGACACCGCGTGCTCCGCGGCGTACAACATCGCGGTCTCCTGCGACAAAATTTTTGGATCCATCGGCTCAACGTGGGGCAGCATCGGCACGATCATCCCCTGGCTCGATCAGTCCGCAGCGTACGAAGAACAAGGGCTGAAGTGGGACCCGATTACGTCTGGCCCCCTCAAAGGCGCCGGGATGGGGCCTTCTTTGACACCGGCGCAGCGCGCCAGCCTGCAACAACTTGTGGACGACAGCTTCGCGCAGTTCCGCGATAACGTGATTCGCAACCGTCGCGTGGCAGACGAGTTCATGACTGGCGCCGCTTACTTGGCCCCGCGTGCAAAGTCCGCAAATTTGATCGACGGAATAGGTGCGGAGGACCTTGCATACCAAGCGCTCCTTGGTATGGTGTGACCGTTCATTTGTTCATTGGGTTCATCGGCCCGCTCTGGTTTTTAGGAACTGGAGCGGGCTTTTCCTTGTCCGCAGTTGCAGGGGTGTATGGAGTCTCCTGCAACCCTCACCGATGCGCTGGCCGCGCTATCTGCCGCGCAGGCGGATTTGGCCGCGCTTAACGCACTCACCGCGGAGCACTCCGCGATGGTCGCTCAATTCGACGCGCTCAAAACCAAGGCCGCAGACCTCTCTGCCGCTCTGGACGTTGCGCAGGCTGAAAAGCTCGAGCTCGCCAAAGCGCTCGACGCCGTCAAAGCCGCCGAGGCTGACGCCGCGGCAAAGGCAAACGCCATCGTGGCAAATCTGGGTGTCGCTCCCGTGGCGATCCAGCCGGAACAAGTTTCCGCGCCGAAGTCCAAAGACGAACTTTGGGCGCACTATCTGACTCTCGGTCTCGTGGAAAGGAATGCTTTCTACGCCGCGAACAAGAAAGCAATGCAGCTCTAACCCTTACACACTAAAAAATTATGGCCCTCAATGGCGTTTTCCTTGCACAGCTGAGCCAACTCAGCCTCCCTTATCTAACCAACGCTTTTGCCCCGCTCCGGGGCATCACGACGGACTTTTCCACGGACATTGCGTCCGCTGGCAGTTCCGTGACGACGCGTTTTGCGACGGTCCCGTCCGTGGTCAACATCGCGAGCACTGGTTACGTGCCCGTCGCTGGTGACACGACTGCAAAAACCATCACGCTCGACCAACATCGTGGCGTGACGCTCGGTTTCACCGACATCGAAGTGTTGCAGTCCTCGATCAATTTCGAGCGTCTGTTTTTGGCCCCGATGCTCCAGGCTCTGGGCGCTGACATGTTCGGGCAGCTTTGGAATCTGGTGACGAGCAGCAACTTCACCAACTCGATCACCTCGACCGCGGCCAACTTTGACCGCTCTGATTTGATCGACCTCGGCGTGGTGCTGACCGGCACCCTGAAGGCCCCCAAAATTGGCCGTAGCTTCATCTGCAACCCCGACTTTTACGGCGCGTTGCTGAAGACGCTGAACAGCGCGGAAATTCCCGGCATCACGCCGGACAAGGCCGATGGCATTGTGCCGCGGGTGTCTGGGATGGACGTTTACCAGTCTGACCTCTGCGACAACAACTCGCAGAACTTGGGCGCCTTTGCTTGCCACAGCTCCGCGCTGATTATGGCCGCGCGCCGCGTCAACCCCGAGGCTGCGTTGCAGGACTCCATTCAGATCGCCGAAGTGGTTGTGCCCGACCTCGGGCTGCCGATCACCTTCCGTATGTTCTACGACCGCGCCTTGGGCAAGACCTGCATCAACGTTTCCTGCATCTGGGGCGTGAGCGTAGGTT